TTTTTAGCGTGCATCGTCAACATCGGACACAACATTTATGTCATTGATTTTAAACCATAATTCCAGCATCGCACGCTCAAAGCGCCTCTTCACCGTTTGCGGATGCAAATGCATTACCCTACCCAACCGCGCCCAGGCTGGACCTCGAGCACGCCTGGACGCACTATGCGCAACAGCCCAGACCAACGCTGCATCTTCACCCAAATCCACTAGCGCTTCTAACACCCGATCGTAATTACTAACCTCGTCAGCTGTCGCCGCGCCTAGCGGCGCGTCTGCCTCTGTATATCCATAAGCAGACCATTCATGCGGATAATCCGGCCACATCACCTTGTAGCGTTTTTTAATAACTCCAGGCAGTTTACGCTCAGTCGTCGCAGCCTCGAACACTAACCCCATCAGACCAGTAACGTCGCCTGATTTCTTCCTCAATACTGCCGCGACATCACTGCGCATCTGAGCCGCCACCGTACTGGCTTCGCATACTGCGCTGCGCAGTAAATGCGCAGCAAGCGCGCAGTAAAGCGCGCGCGCTGCGCCTGCGCAGTAAGCTAGTACGGTTTTTTTGTGCGCGCGCACTTTTTGCGCAGTAAGTGCGCAGTAAGCGCGCAGTAAAGTGGTCTGCAAAATTAGCTCTAAATATCATCAAATTTTACTCCTGGGAGTTTAGAATTATCGACGAACAAGCCATCCTCCTCACGTCGCCGCACTGGGTTTTTATACTTCTCTGCAAACAGCACTCCCGACTGCTTCCATGCGTTTATGATTACTTTCGCTGTGGCCTCTCCGATGCCCATGTCGACCAATACTTGGCCGGCCCAGCGTCCAGCTGATCTCTGCGTCCAGGTGTAGCGCTGGCCGTCGTCTAGCCCATCGCCAATGAGCAGGAGCGCTCGACGCGCGCCATCAACGCCTAGACCTGCAAATGGATCTGGTGGTGACCAGCTGCCGAGCACGCCGACGTAATCCCCGTTGGAGAGTTCGACACTCTCGCGCTCATACCAGTTAGCCTCGGCCGCGGGTGCTGACATATTGCCTTTCGCGTCATCGACGCGCACATACCAGGCTTTGCGTGCGCTCTCGATCTCGAAGACCTCAGCCTCCTTATCTGTCATCGGCGTGATGGTTCTGGCGCTGCGTACAGCGCCTGCAAGCGCTCCAGCGCCGCGAGCTGTGTTTATGTCGCCAGCTGTCGCCACAAAGCCGCTGGGTGGCTTCCTGGTGTGGTGTACGAGGTCTACAGCCGCGTTACAGCGCTTGGCGATATCTCCAAAGACATCCAACACTGCATCAATTTCTTTATTATCGTTCTCACCGGCCCAGTGCGATTTGACGAAGGGATCGACCTGCAACACTGCAATGTCGATACGGTTCATTTCGTTGATGACCTGCTCCGCCGCTGGCGTCGCAACGACAACGCCATCGATCGGCTCTGCGACTATTAACTTGCGATCGCGGCCGCTATCTAAAAACAACCATCCCTCGAGCTCTGTAGGCTCAATATCAAAATGCTGACATATGGCCCACACACGCCTCAGCAGCTCGTCTCTTGGATCTTCTAAGTTGTAGTGCCACACCTTTACGCGTTCGCGCACAGGATAGCCGAGAAGATCCCTGCCGGTGGCGAGAGCTATCGCCTCTGTGAGCTCTAGCGTGGTCTTTCCGACGCCTCCTGGCGATACAGTAGCCGACACATAACTGCGGATGAGGTGACGCCCATACAGCCATTTACGCGGCTCTACAGAGGCCATTTCTGACGCCAGGAACCCTGACGCCATGACCGGCGCCTCTTTTGCTGTAACGCCAGCTCTGACAGCCTCTAGGCCATCGCGCTGCGCAACGTCGTTCCAATCCTCATCTACCCCAGGCGGCAATGCCACACGATCTGGGCGCGCTTTGCGCGCGCCGTCCAGCCCAGCGCCCGATGCATCATTGTCGGCACAGATAACAATTTCAGCTCGAGGCCAGACATCGCGGAGTCCGGTAACGACGGGCGCCAGGTTACCGGCGTCGAAGGCGACAACAGTGCAGCTGCCGGTCGCCTCGTACACAGACGCAGCTGTCGCGTACCCCTCACACACATAAACAGTGTCAGTGGCCTGACCGATAATAAAAAATCCGCCAGATTTTTTACCGCCAGCCAGAAAAAGCTTTTTACCGTCGCCGGCAATGGTCTGGTAGCTGATAACCTTGCCCGACGCATCAGAGATAGGAATTAGTAACTTGTCGAGATCACGCAACAGGCCGTGGGCCTTCACACCCTTACTTATTAAGTATGGATGGTCGTCTGTGGCGACGTCAGCTGCTTGGATATCGTCCTCAGCCCTCTGAGCTGCCTGAGCACGCTGCTGCTCTATCTTTAACGCCTGTTGCACCCTCGCCTGCGCTATCGCGTCTCTCTCGCGAGCTGTGAGCTGGTTTGGCTCCTTCGAGCACCAGCTCTGCGTATCAGAGCGGCCCTGGCCCCGCTTCCAGCTGCCAAATGACCCAAAGAGCACGCCCTCATGTTCAGCGAGTAAATACCAGCCGGTATTATTTATTTTTTGTGAGGCAGACAGATCCGCGACGCGGTGGATCTGATCATCTGCAATGGCATAGCCCTGCAGCCCCAGCCCATACTTACGCGCTGCGTCGCTGAACTGACCGACCGCATCGATGCCAGAGATCCGCGTGGGAGCTGGAGGTAGCATCACCATTTCGGGTTAACATACCCTGTTTGATTACACGCGTTACCCCAGTGCTCTTGGACAATATTTCGCGCTTTCCACTCGGAAATATTGCCGTGACAGCCGTCATATGCCCCAGACAAACGATGCCGAAAATCTTGGGTCTCGTGGCAAAAATCCATTAATACATTTTCGGGTAATCCCGCGGAGCCTAACTTCCCAACTGCTAGGGGTGCAAAATCCCAGTCAATATCGTGGCAGTCGTCTAAACACCGACACAATCTCTCACCAATGTAACCAATATAATTTTTATGATTATAGGCTGACATCAATTTATCTGACGGGTAACGAGGAAACATCGGAGCGACGCCTAAAAGCAATACCTCGAAATCTGGGTACGGTTTCACAGCGTGTTCTATTTTTTCGCAAACGCCTTCGTTTATAAATTGTTGGAGCTCTGTGAATGGTTTGACCTCGACTAAAACATCTCGATGGTCATAAGCTTTCAGTCTGAAATCAGGGAACCAACCATCGAGGTCTATCGGCTCGTAATTATAATCCCAGCCCACGCTATCAAAAAATGCAGCCCATCGAGCCTCTAGCCTCGATCGATACTCTAATCCTTTATAGGTTGTTTTTACTGCTTTCATCAGAACGGTATCTCATCATCTAAGGTGTTAACCCCATCGAACCGGCAATCGACTACGCGCCCTAACAGGCACTTGCCGAACTGCACTAGCTCGTCTTTCGAGAGCACGCCCAGGTCAGTCTTGCCCAGGCTATCGAGGTATGCCCCGCCAGCTTTGATGCCTTCCCAGATGTGCTCTTCTTCTGCTTTCGTCCAGTCTGTCATTAGTTGTTTCCGCTCATGTAAAATTTGATGGTCTCGGCTGCAGAACCGTTTCTCGCTGCCGACCTGCTTTGCCAGGTGCGGCATGAACCCAAAGCCTTGCTCTTCCTTGAAACAGATCCAGCACAGCGCTACTCCTCTTCTTCTATCTCCCCCCACCCGTCGCAGCTCTCGCAGAGCACCTGGCACGCGCGGATCACACACCAAGGGCCGTTGCTGTCGATACCGCTGACCGGCGCGTCGTCTTCTAGCCATCCCTCACCCCCGCACTCAGGACAACGCATTGCGCAGTTCCAATAAATCGCACCCAGACATCTGCTCAGCAGCTGTCAGGTTTTTATCGTGGCGCTCGCAGTACCACTGCGGCCCCTCAATAGGTTTTGAGAACCGACACGTCCGACAATTACGTTTCACAGGCGCGCCCTCATGGCAGATCGATCGAGCGTCACACCACTTGCAATCAAATGCAGTTGGGTTGTCAGAGATGCGACCAGGGAGCTCGTCGACACACTCGACCATCTCGACCATGCGCTGCGCGTAATACTCTGCCTCGTCCCGATCGAGCTCAGTACGGGTGGCGTCCCAATCTCGAGCACCAGCTGTAGCGACCGTAATCCAATGTCTCTTATATCCGCCATGCAACATGTAGAGCTGCGCCTGCACCCAATAAACATGGTCCCAATTTTTTAAAGCGAACTTGTCGCCATACATCTGCTTGCAGCTCTGAAACTTTTTAAACTTCCGCTCATTAACGACCTTGCACTCCCAGACGTGGGGCGTCTTGGGCGCCGCGGGATGGCCCAGGATCACGCCATCCATATGTCCTGCTATGTGACCGCCAGCATCGAGCACCTCGAACTGGCGCCCCGTGTCTGGGTCACGAGTAAGCAGTGTCAGCCCTGGCGTCCTTGCTATGTCAGCTGCGACGATATCTTCGTTGTTGATACCATCTCTGATAGCCCTAAGACCCTTGGCAGGGATGTCGCGATCGTGAGCCCATAACCAGCCATAATACTGCCTGCGGTTGCACATACCCCCACCCGACTGACCTAAGTGCAGCCTGGGTGGTCTTAATTTTTCAAGCCTCTCCATCTCTCGGTCTGCCGCCTCGAGAGCTGGATCTGTTTTACGTTCTACTTTTAAACTTACCATCTGCTCCTCTTTATTTTTAAGCGCGCCGCGAAAGGGGAAAGGGGATCTCTCCGCGCGCTGACGGGGTTTTTTCGGCGACCCTTGGCACTCACCGTCTAATCCAGAATAAAAAGGCTGGGGCCGAAGCCCCAGCAGTTGAACTAGCCCTGCCACGCGGGAGTGACGGTAGCGGGGCTAGCGGCTGGAACAGGAGAGCCAGCCTTTGGTAACCAAGCGTCTATTTCATTTCTTTGAGGGTCGTCGTCTCGAATTTTGACGCGCACGCGCACACTGCGTGCGAGCATCGCATCGCTGTCACCATTGAATAGCTTACCAACAAGGTCGGCCGACTTCTCGATGTCCTCTAATTTTTCAGCAGCGATCTGCGCTACAGTATCTTTCGGATGCCACAGATTAAGTATATCCCAAACACTGCCATGCCCGTCGATCTTTACCTGCACAGATAAGTACCTGTTTCCGGCTTGGCTAATTTTTTCTTCTGCCGCGACAATCTCGCCATCATAATCACCAGCCGGTATAGGCCCATAGCTGTTTTATCTGCCCTCGGCCGGACGTTCAATATTTAAACTAACCATCTTTTTTAGTTCCTTGTGTGATTGCGGTGATTAAAGCTTCCCATTGTAAAGGCAGCTCATCGGGAATGATGTATCGGGTTTTTGCGACAAAGTTTGGCCGACTAGCGCAGCGCAGAACGCGCTCACCACTGCCGATTGCCTTAATTCTTTTCTGACCAAACGATGCAGTCGTCTCAGTGGTGGTCATTTTGTGATTTGCAAAACCTACGACGTCGCAAAATTCGGTGTAGAGGTCAGCTGCTCTCTTGTGCAGTTTTATCTCGAACCGATCAAAAGCCTCAGTGGTTGGATCTTCAAACCGTTTAACCTGGCTATGCGCAAGTAGAACGCACGCCATGCCTTTTTGTTTCCGCAGCTGCGTTAACTTTCCAAGTAGCTGTCTGTGGTACG